CGGTGCACTTTTATCAATAAAAAAAGTCAATGGGGTGTTCTCCCCATACGAAGATTTCTATTGACATCCGCATGGGGACAAGGTTTGCGGGCGAAAATATTTTTTTGGTGCACCGAATAAAATAATTGGTTGCAAGGGTGCACCTATTCGCTGACATTGTTTTCGTTGTGGGTCGGCACAAAAAACCAGAAAGCGAAAAAGTGAAAAAACCGGGCGTCTCTCTGACCCCGGAGTGCCAAGATATTTTAGCCAAAATCATCCGTTACGAGTTTGAAGTAAACCAGACCGACATGGTTCCATCTCAAGCCATCCGTAAGTGCATGAGGCTCGCGTGGGACTACCACTACCGGGCAGCTTATGAGAGGCACCAATCGAAGGAACAGCCCCTCCCCCAGGGCGCGTCTTCGAATATTGTGCGCCCACAATCCGTGACCTCCGATGGTGGATTGTCAACTCACCAAACTGCGATCTCCCTCCAGGGTGGCAAGGCGAAATAATCGACCTGACCGCCTAAACCCTCCACCAAGCCCGCCAGTCTGCTTTGCGCGACGGCACCGCGTAGGTCTTAAGAACGAGAGCCGTCGAAGAATGGCCCATCTGATGCGCGGTTTTGCCAGCATCCTGGCAGCGGCCGAGGTGGTAGGTAGCGAAGGAGTGGCGGAGGGCATTTTCCGGCAGCATGGCCCACGGCACCACGCCCTCGTTGTTCAGCCGCTCGATCAAAGTTTCCCTCTCCCGATAAAGCCGGAGCGATTTCGCAACCACGATCAGGCCAGATTTTCCTTTAAAGAAATCCTTCCGCCTCGCCAGCGGCTCCGTGAAATCCACGATCCGCTCCGGCAGGCCGCTTGATTGTTTCGAAACCTCCCGCCGAACCTCGATCTGGCCGGACTTCGGATCCACATCCTCCCACCGCATCCTGTGGACTTCGATGGACCGCAACCCCGCAAACGCACCCAGCAAAAACCAAGCGCGTAAAGCATCCGACATCTCCGCATCCAGAATCGACCGCAGTTCCTTCGCCGAAATCAGTGACCGTTTACTCTCAGCCTCCGGCGCCACGACGCGGCGAAATGGATTTCGATCTAGAAGTTCCATATCCACGCACCACCGAAAGAACCCGGAGGCGTAACGATGCCACCCCGCCCGCGTCGTCGGCGCGCCTTGAACCTTGGCAAAGACCCTCGCCGCTTGCATGGGCGACACCGCCGCCACCGCGCCAGGGAAAGCATCCAAAAGCTCCCCGCAAATCTTTTCCAGTTTCTCACGATGCCGCTCCGAGCTGCCCACCTTGGAGGCGATGTAATCCCGCACCGCGGATTTCATCGACATCCCCCTCGCCTGATCCTCCGAAAGAGAATCCGTCCCCCCCTTCTGAAGTTTCTCCAAAAGCCCCGGCCCCGCCGCCCAAGCCTCCGCCTCGGTGCGATAAAAACGGCGGATCCTTTTGCCAAAAATTTTCTGTGGAATCGTCAGCTTCCAAGGCGTCGAAGGCCGCTGCGGGTAAGGTGTCACAAGAAAGGCGCTCATGCTGTTGCCCGAACTGTTGCCCGTGTTGCCCAAATTCTCAACTATTTTCTTCCACAAGCCGCCACTTCCCGCCCGTTGTTTCAAGAAGCCAAACGCCCGCCAACCCGCATAAAACCTAGCTCAATTCGATGTAAAGCACTCTGCCGGCGGCGGGACTCGAACCCGCACTCCGCTTTCGCGAAAACGGATTTTAAGTCGCTTTCTTGGGTTTGTTTTGCAATGATTTACGGGAGTGTTGCCCGTTGTTGCCCTAAAGGACCTTATTGAGAGCCGCGAGAAGGGCGGCGTGGGCGGCTGGGGAGCAGTCGGTTTTGCGGCCGGGGGCGATGTCGGCGTGGCGCAGGATGTTGGCGAGGGGGATGTGGTGTTCGCGGAGGATGGGCAACAAGTATTCCACGGCGCTGAGGAGGGCGTCTTCGCTGAGCGGAGTTTGGTAGGTGTCGCCTTCCCATGCCATGCCGATGGAGAAGCTGTTGACATCTTTTCGGCCTTGCCACGAGGAGACGCCGGCGTGCCATGTTCTCTGGCTCGGCAGGGCGAGGGCGGTGCGTTTGCCGTTCCTCGCAATGATGCAGTGGTAGCTGACTTTGCTGACGGGGTCGGAGCACCACGAGACGGATCCGGCGTAGGCGCCGGAGGTGTGGTGCAAAATCACATGGGTCGGCTTGATGACGCGGCCGGCTGAAATGTTGGGCGTGCGCTTGTTAGTCTGCTGATAAAACTTTGGCTCGGGCTTGAGGAGGCCAGAGGTTTGGGCTGGCTTCGCGGGCTTCGCGGGCTTCGGCTCGGGCTGTGGCGCGGGGGATACCTGCGGCTTGGGGAGCATAAAGAAGCGGGCGAGGAGGGAGATCATTTGTCCTTCAGGGCGGGCAGGGTTTTTTGGAACTCGCCGAGAGCGTTCCAGAGGTCGCGGTTCGCGGCTTCGCTTTCGGTCAGGCGCGGCTCGAAGCGGACCGTTGCGCGGATGTGGAGCGTGCCAGCCTCGCCGATCCGGTCGCCGAATGGAGGCACGGGGACGGCCACGCAGCTGGTCAAGAAGGCCATGGCGAGGAAAAGCCAGCCGAGGATCATCAACACGGCGGCGACTTGCTTGGGGGTCATTATTTCCCTTTTCGGAAAATGTTGATCGTGCCGACTAGGCCGAGGCCAGCGGCGATGATCTGGTTTTGAAGTTCAGGCTCGATCTTCACGCCGAGGGCGACGGCGACGAGGATCAGGCCGCGCCAGGTGCTGTTTTCGCTTAGACGATCGAGGACAAAGAGGATTGCTTTCATTGCTTCGCGGCGGGGTGTCAAAGGCCGCTCACTGGCGGTTGGCGAGGATTTGCTCGATGCGTTTGGTTCTCTCGTCAATGCGGGCCAATGTCTCGGCTCGGTCGGCGGCGACGGCTTCGATTTTTTGCAAGCGGGCTTCCTGCTTTTCGTTTTCGATCTCCACGCGGGTGACTTTTTCGGGGAGAATCCACCAAGCCTGGCTGATCGAAAAAATCGTGGCGACGAGCGCCAGCGCGGCGATGGCCTCCCCGATGGAGAGGCGCACGCCGGGGCGATTGCGGACGGTTTCGGTAGACATTAGCTGTTAGCCTGGGCGATGAGATTTCCGACGATGGCCGTGGTCGCGCAGTTATTGAGGCGCTCCACGACAAGGGCGTCGGTCTTGACCTTAATCGCGGCGACATCGCTGTTGGCTGGAGCTGTGTAGGCCGAACCGGCGAGGCGGGTGCTGACGGCTTGGTCGACTCGGGCCAACTCGGTGGCGAGCTCCGAGCGGACGGCTGTTGCCACGGTGGCGGCACTTGGGGCTGTTGCGCCACTCACAGGGGCGTCAATGCGGGCGAGTTCGGTGGCGAGTTCCACGCGCACCTCGTCGGCGATGGCGGCTGCGGTTGGGACGGTCGGCGCATTAGTGAGGGTCGTGACGGTCGCCAAGGTGCCGGATGGCGCGAGGCGTGAGCTGATGGCGGCATCGATCCGACCAAGTTCGACCGAAAGCTCGGTGCGGACTTGGCTGGCGATTTCGGCTTCGGTCGGGACATCGGGCGAGTTGGTCAATGTTGTGACCGTGCCGCCGGTGATTTCCTTTGTTGCTGCGCTCCAGACGGCGGTTGCCACGCTGGCGGCGGTTGGTGCGCTGGTCGGCGCGGAGTAATCTGCTGCGGCCAATCGGCTCGAGATTGCGGCGTCCAAGTTGATGAGCTTTCCTCCGCTGCGCTCGAGGTCGGCGCGGACGGCAGCGACGAGGGAGACTTCGCTGAGGTTCTGGTTACCGATGGCTCCTACGATGGCGTTGAGGACGGCTTGGCCGTCTGCCTCGTTGAGGAGCGATCCTTCGACGGCGGCTGCGATTTGCGCGGTGGTCGGGATGTCGGATACCGCTGCGGGCGAAACCGGGAGGTTGTCGGTTTTGCTCTTAATCGCGGAGATGTCTGAGTTGGCTGGCGCGGTGTAGTCTGCATCTGCCAAACGGCTGGAGATCGTGGCATCCAGATTACTGATCTCGGTCAATTCCGTGCGCACGGCGGAGGCCACAGCGGCGGCTGTCGGGGCGCTGGTCGGGGCTGTGTAGTCGGCATCTGCGAGGCGGCTCGAGACGCTGGCATCGAGATTGCTGAGTTCGGTTAGTTCGGTGCGGACGGCTGAGGCTACCGAGGCGGCACTAGGCACGCTCGGGAGGTCGCCGGTCGTGAGGGTTGAACGGCTCGAGATCGTTGCGTCGAGGTTTGCCAGCTTGGTGCTGTTAGAATCCATCTCGGTGCGGATCTGCACCACGCTCGGGATCGAGAGGGCGGAGATGGCGGACTCGACGAGGCTTTGGTCTGCTGGATCGCTTGGGAGGTTGTCGGTTTTGCTCTTGATCGCCGAGATGTCCGAGTTCGCTGGGGCGGTGTAGCTGCTGGATGGCAGGCGGGAGGAGGTGGCGGCGTCGAGATTTTCGACTCCCGCTCGGCCAAGCACCCAGAGGCTCGGGATGTGCTGGGCGTCAACCGTCGCATCAGTTGTTTTGAAGATTGCGGCGTATTCGCCCTCCGCGCTGTTGTTGGTCGATAGCGTGTAGGCATACAGCCCGCCGCCGAGGGCGGTGGCGCTGCCTGCGGTCACGATCTGCGTGCCGCTTGGATTGTAGATGTCGATTGTGACGGTGAGGCCGGTTTTGCCTTGTTTGCTGGCGGTGAAAAAAGCCAGGAACTTTACGGAGGTGGAGACTTGTTCGAGCATGGTGGTGGTGGGTTTAGATTTCTTCTTCGGGTTGTGGCAGGAGCGGGAGGACTTCGGACATGGGGAGGACTTCGACGGATGGGAAAAGCTCGGCGGGGAGATGCGCGAATCCGCCGGAGTAAAGCCCGCCGGGGCCGACTTCGGTCAGCAAATCCGCGCAGAGCATGAGTCGGCCATCGGTGAGATCGACGGGGCTGGCGACATGGCGCGGGTTGCCATACTCGGCTTGGACGGCGGCGAGTTGCGCGGCGAGTTCGGGCGAGAAGACGAGCGCGAGGTCTTTGGTGGCCTCGTAGCTCACGGGCTGTTGGATGATGTCGGCGAGTGTCATGGGATGGCGGCGGCGAGCGCGGTCATGAGGTTGGATACACGGGTATCGAGAAGCGCGAGGTCGAGGGATTCGCCGATGGAGTAGAAGGAAAGCGATCCGTTAAATATATTTGACGAATATATAGTTCCGTTACTTTGCGAAGCGCCAAAAACTAAAATATTGATTGAATCGGCAGCGGAGCTGGTGTGGGTAATGGTTGCGGAGCTGGCAGTCGGACGCCGGCGCACATAATTTGCGGCTGCATTGCGAGAAACGCCATAAAAGCCGAGCGTGACGACGCCCTGACTAGATAGCGAGGTGGTCGAATTGCGGATTCGCGGAAACAGGACGCCTGAGCCGTGAACTATGGTAGAAAAGCAAGTAGCGGAGTCAGCGCCAATTAAATAGCGAGTTGTACTGCCCAAGACAGGCACATTGACCGCTAAGTGGGCGTTGTTTTGGGGGTCGGCATTGTGGGCGCGGTTGGAGTTCAAGTATTTAGTAGTTCCATTTCCTTTTAAGCCGGTCTTCCGGTTAAAATCTGCGGATACAAAATTGTTGCTAGTGGGGGCCGTTCCGACGAGAGGGACGAGTGCGCCGGAGAGAGTGCGAGCGCCTGCCAAAATGCAGGAGGCTTTGATCGAGCTAAAAATCCCGTCCTGTTTCAATCCCTTAAAAAAATTGTCGTAGGCAGACTTTACGCCATCTTCCAATGTTTGGCCGTCTGCTGTTTCGACGGCGGCGATATACGCCAACGCATCAGGGTCAGGCGGCAAAATCGTCGGCACGCGGAGGGGGGAGAGTTGGCCGTAGAGGGGACTAAGCATAGGTAAGATTCGCCTTGTTTGACCAGGCGCCGGTGGCCGAGCTTTCGGTGGATGTGGTGCCTGCGGGGTTGAAAATGGTTCGGGAGATTTCCCAGTTGGCGCTGTCGTAGACGCTGCCGTTGTTGGGAAAGTCGGCGTAGAGGAGGAAGCCGAGGAAGGTGGTGGTGCCGTCGGCGCTAATGTCGAAAGACCAGACGCGATCGGGGGCGTCTTTGGCACCGGCGAGTTTGTAGACCGTGCCGTTCGGATGCTTGGCGTAAATCTTCCGATCTGTGTGGTTGATCGAAATCGCTCCTGAAGAGAGTTGGTCTGCGTTTGGGATTTTGCCGGCGACCGTGCTGAGTTTTGGAACTATTTGTGTGTTTGCCATGTGGCGTTTTTATTCAGCGGATTTTTTAAACTCCCCCCGCTTGGCGAGGCGCTATGGAGCGCCCCGCCGGGGTTGGTGGGTTTAGGGACTAGTAAACGCCGCCATCTATCGTGCTCTCCAAGGCGGAGATACGAAGTTCGTGGTCGGCGACATCGGCCTCTACGGCGTCCAGGCGGCTGTCCGCGCTGGCGTTCTCCAAGGTCGTGATGCGGTTGCTCAACGAGGTGTCGGCTGTCGAGCGGGTCGAGCTTTCCGAATCCAGATTGCTCTGGACGGCGGCGATGTCGGACTCGAGGCCGGACACATCCGACGCGCGGGCTGCGGCTTCGGCGGAGACAGCGGCGATGCGCGCGGATTCCTCGGAAACGATATCTGCTTCCGCTGCGGTGACTCGTGTGGTCAGCGCGCTGAGGTTGCTCGAGACGGTGTCGATGTTACCCTGCAGGCTGGAGTCGCCAGAGGTGCGGGCAGCGGTCTCGTCGTCGATCGAGTCGTTGATCGCGAGGATGGCGGCTGCCAGGGAATTGTCGTTTTCCAAATCCACGCTGTTCACGAGCGAGACAATCTCGGCAAAACTATCCTTATCAGCCTGTGAGGCAGAAAGGATCGCATCGATGCGGCCTTTCTCGACAGTGATCTTGCCGTCCAAAGCGGTGTCGGCTGCTTCCAAAGTGGAAACGGCGGAGCTGATCGCGGACTGGCGCGCGGAGGTCTCGGCGGCGATGTCGTCAGCGAGATCGCTTTCGGCTCCTTGAGCGCGGGTGACTTCAGCGGCGAGGTTCGTGGTGAGCGTCGAATCCGCTGCGGTGCGCAGGTCGGCTTCGGCTTCTACCGCGCTGTTGACGAAGGTCTTTGTTGCGAATGTGTGGCTGCCGCCGATTGCGACTGGGCCGTTTGCTGTTCCTACAAAAAGTGAGGAATTTTGAAGGTCCAT